AAGGTGACTTAGTTAGAGTTCAAGCCGACAATTTAGTCGCTTTAAAATCTGACGGTCCCAAATCTAAGCTCCACGAATTTCGCGGATCTCAAGTTCCCAAATTTAAGGAAGCTATGCAATTGTATTCACAGTTGTATTTTGGAAGTACTAATTTCTATGGAGAAATCCTAGATAGAGAACCATTGAAAGCCATGACCCATGCTATCTCAGAACCTTTAAAGGTTCGTATGATAACAAAGGGCGAGGTTATTCCTTATTGGATCTCAAAGTTCTTTCAGAAGGCGATGTGGGATTATCTACGTCGTTACAAATGCTTTCAACTCATTGGTGAAAAGCTTCAGATCTATATGCTTGATGATCTAGTTCAGAAATCAGATTTGATTGGTTTTAAGTTTAGTAATTTTGTGAGTGGCGATTATTCTGCTGCCACAGATAACTTAGATATCAATTACACAAAAATCTGTTTTGAATCTTTATTATCTAGGACTAATTACGGAGAAGAACTTAAAGTTCTTTTACGTAGTGTCTTGTACGAACATGATATCGAATATCCCGAGATGACAGGCATCGGAAAAACACGACAGCAGAATGGACAGCTTATGGGTTCTCCCTTATCCTTTCCTATTCTCTGCATGTGTAACATGATTTGTTACCACATGTCACTAGAAACTTATCTAGGGAAACGTGTAAATTTTGAAGATTTACCTGTCCTTATCAATGGAGATGATATCCTGTTTCCGTCGAATGACGGCCTCTATACTATATGGAGGGAGAATGTTGCCAATGTAGGCTTTTTGCTATCAGTAGGAAAGAATTACGTTCATACTAATGTTTTAACAGTTAATTCAGAATGTTTCGTTTATTCGTACGGTAATCGTACTTTTAAACGTATGCATTTTGTCAATTGTGGTCTTATAACCGGTCAATCTAAGAAAGGAGGTAGTACTTCCTCAAGATCTGAGCAACCTCTTAATTCTCTTTATAATGAGTTAATAGAGAAATCTCCTGATCCTGTTAGATCTGACGCCCGATTTAAATTTTATTTCCGGGATATATTAAAGAAGCACACTTTTGACGGTGTTCACAA